TAAAGCCTCAAATTCATCTTGTGCCGCGATTACGCGGTTAAGTGCGGTATGGTAATCACCAATACCGCTAAAGTCCCCATAACGGGGACTTAATGGGCTTTCTGGCAAAAGCCCAGTTATATTAAATTGACGAAGGATATTGTTAATATCACATTCGTCTTTGTGGTGCTGCTGAGCCAGAGAAGGCTCCTCACAAGCCAACCCTGACTCATTAGTTGCAGCATCTCTATCATAGTTATATGGGGTACGTAAAAAAACAGCGTTTTTTGACATTTTATCTCCTATTTGAAGTCGGTCTACTATCTGGTTGGTATGGTCTAAAAGGATTAGACAATCCTTTAGATACTAAGTTTCCAACTGACGATGCACCTATTCCGACATCTCGGACTACAGGTGATAATCGTTCAGCGCCTTTAATATATGCGCCTTTATTTCCTTCGTATAATCTGCCAATTGCTTTAGATTCTGGCAATTCAGCAGTATGTTTAGCTGCTAAAGCAGAGCTTTGCGCTGCGGTTGCATTATTTTGGTTGATCATAGATGTTACTTGATCAACATACTTTTGATGACCAGGTAATTGCGCTGATTTATTAGCGCTTTCAACTAAAGCTAAATTTTGATTTGCTCTATTTAAATCTTCCTGACTATTTGTTGTTGATGCTTGCGCACTTTTTAAATTAATATCAGCCATTATATTAGCTGCTTGTGTTGCACTATTTGCCGCAGCGCCTAAAGCGCTTTGTGCTACAGCAGTTTGTCCGGACGGTGTCGATGCACCACCTTGTGAGTAAGCTAGCATGGGGTTTAAACCCGCAGCTATCATATCCGTTACTGCTCGTTGATATGAAGTATTTGACATTCTTTCTTGAAATGCCATTTGCTCTTGCGCCATTGCAGTATTTGCTTGGTTCGCTTGTTGTTGACCAAAAAACGAACCTAAGCCTGCAGCCGCACCGCCTAGTAATGAACCTAGGCCGGGTGCAGATGAAAATGCGTTAGCTATTGAGCTAAACATTAGAAATGATCGATTAAGCCAGGTACGCTGTACATTGGCATTGGTCGTGCTTTTTTACAATCAAAAAAGCTATCAAAAATAAATTGTTGTCCGTTAGCAGATGCACCTACTGCTAGTGCACGACTCACTGGTGGTGTGTCTTGTATAAACGTTGTGTTCAACGTAGGTGTAGTAGTGAACTTTTGTGCAAGATGCCAGGCATCAATAGTTCCAGCAGCAGTAGAACGGAACAAACTTGAAATGCGGCTAGGATAATATCGGTATTCTGCCCAGCGTTCTTGATAACCAAATACATCATTATCCCCAGAACCACCTGTAACATATATTTCCTTATTGAGTACGGCTTGTTCGCCTAAGGTTGCAAATGCTGGGAAATAGAAATCGTATCGTGTTGAACGACTCCACATACGCTGCAATCCCTGCTGGTATGTAAGATCGGCACGTACAGCTACTAATCCCAGAATGACACCATGTTCAGTAGCTGAGTAAGTAAAGCCATGATTATGAGCCAAGGCAGTACCCATAGCAGCAAGTGTGCCCATAGGGGTAGTAGTTCCACTAGCGTTAGTACCCGATGTCTGAGCGATCGGATTAATATTAATATTGGTTGATCCACCCCCGATGTACTCGGGACGCTGTAAGCGAGCATCAGGAGAAACAACACCAAAATGTGAGCGTATAATTTCAGTATAACGAGTACCACCACGGGCATCCCTTTCAAGTAATTTTTGAATCTGAAATGATTGTCGTAATTGATTAATAGTTGCGGAAGTAGCAGCACTCAAATCTGCATATAAAGCAGAATTTGGTGTGCCTGGTGTTGCTGTACTAACCTGAACTTGTTGTGCAGCTGCTCCAGCACCGTCAGAACGTAATACACGTGTTATGCCTGAAGAATTAAGAATAGTTGCATAAGAATTATCTGCACCACCTTTAATAGGTGCTGTTGTTCCTAAGGGTAATGTTACAGAAGTTCCTTTTTGAGGCCATGGAAGGGAAGAAGTAAAGTAATCTTTTCGTTTTCCACGTCGTAATAAAGTGTAATTAGCAACAGTATCAGGGCCATCACCAGTATCAACGGTAACAGAATTTTGGAGGTTTTCATCTCTAAACCATTCGTTATAGATTAAGTTGTAAGCACGTGGCCAAAATGCACAGTGACTTACAGTATTGCCGGCAGTTACCTGACCGGCAGTAGGCAATCCCATATAATCTTGTAAAGATCCTATAGCGTATCCACCTGAAGGTGATACTTGTTGGGGTACAACATAAGAAATCGAATCACTTGGATTCGCTTGTTGACCCATAAATTTTTGCCAATTGCTCCAAATAAGCCTATTTGGAACAAAGAAAAAGAATGAATCTAAATGCATATTATCCATAATTGGATAAAGGGGAGTTGCTAGACGGGCAAATGCCGTCATATTGAGGCGAAATGTATCGCCTGGGAGCATTTCATCTACGTACACTGGTACGAGATATCCAGCATCGAAAGTTGTTTTATGTGTAGATTGACAATCAAAGCTAGACCGAGGAATGTCTGCTTTTGGAATCATTGTAAATTGGTGTACATCTACCGATTGATTACGATGCATTTTTTTAAGCTCCCTAGTATATTCCGACCCAAAGATAAATCCTTTGAGTCGGTTTTATTTAAATCACTCTTTAGGTATTTTTACCTGTTTTCCCAAAGATAACAGTTTCGGTTGTTCATGTAAAGCAAACAACCCAGTATTATCATCAAATTCGCCAAGCTCATATAAATCAAAGTCATCTGGGTGATTAAATAATTGGTTATCGGTATCTGACCGATTAACCTCGTCGCTAAAGCTCCTTATTGCGACACCAACAGACGGAACAAACATTGGTCGACCGTAAGCATCAGCTGCACGGTCTTTAACAGAACATAGTACTAGTTTCATGAGGAATATCCTTAAGTGAGGTTACGTTTAAGTTTTTGAAGTTTTGCCTGAGTTACTTGCTCTTTTACAAGCAATCGCTCAGGGGTATTATCTTCGTAATTAAGTTTAGCAGACTTTTCTCGGAAGTAAAGTAATTCGTCAAACTCGTAAGGATTATCTATTTTATAATTTTTATCATAGTATTTTGGGGGTTTGACTTTTTTTCCACGAACTATTACATAGTCGTGCGGATACACATCGGAAGTGTATTTTTTATACCAATCGTAACCAATACCAGGCTTAAGGCTCATTTTCGTAAACTCGGGTTTACGCTTAGTTATTTCCCCAGAATCTGGGTCAATTTCAGTGTAATGTTCTTCTGCGTTTTTTCCAGTAACCTTTTTCATTATGTATCGAGCCACGTATGCTGCGGACTCGAAAGTAACGTCTCCAATGGAGGAATGACCAAATGGCCAGAGTAATTCAAGGTCTTCGGATCTATATAAGTTAGCACCAGAGGGACTCCGTCGCCATAATTTCTTATCATCAAAGCTGAGTCCGAAGATACACGCATGCCAGTGCGGACGGCCAAGCTTCTCACCATATTCTCCAGCCATGTAAAAACGAATTCTTCGTCCAGAATACCGTTTTCGTAATCTTTTAATAAAGAGCTGAAAGTCTCTATAGTGTAGTGATCTATCGCTTGGGAGATGTGCATTGTCATAAGTAAGTGTAATAAAGGAGTTTTGTTCATGCATTTGAGCTTCATGCATGCATCGAATAGCCCACTGACGTGAACGTTCTAATCTGCAGCCAACGCATTGGCCACAGGGTAAATTTAATGATCGTGATATATCGTGCCTTCTCAATTCTGAAAAGACTATTGATCCATCAGTGCATTGATATGCACTTATTGGGTGATAGCAAGGCATGTGAGGTGCCTGGGGGCTTTTTTAGAGCCTCCAGCCTCCACGTTGTGGAGATTTAGCCATATTTGCTGATTTAGTACGTCGTGCGTTCTTTCTAAAAGAACGAGCAGAACGACGTTTATTTACAGGTTTTCTATACATCATTTTTAACTCCTTTTGTGGTTTTTGGTGTCACCTAGAACAGTTACATCAAGTAGGTAACTGTTCTATGGCTTATTCAGCCACCTTTTCAGGGGTAGTTTTTGGCGCTTCAACGGCTTCGGCAGCGCCCTTTTCGACCAATCCGAGAGTCTCGGCTTCAGGTCGATTGTTATCGTCCTCAAGGAACTCTATAAGCTCGGCAGGATCGTTATTAAACCGAGCTCGAATTTGGGCTGGTAAAGCCTCAAATTCATCTTGTGCCGCGATTACGCGGTTAAGTGCGGTATGGTAATCACCAATACCGCTAAAGTCCCCATAACGGGGACTTAATGGGCTTTCTGGCAAAAGCCCAGTTATATT